CAGACTTATTTAGCCAAAGACCATCAATGAAAGCCCTAGCAGTCATCTCTAAGTCGTCTACAGTAAATCCTTCTTCGGACTCTGCTTTCTCAGTAAACGCTTGCATGTTTTCAGCAACGTATTGCTCTTGTCGCTGCTCTGGACCCATAGCATCAACAGCATAAGGATTAGAAAACCCAACACCCGCTAATGTAGCTGCGTATGGGTTATCCTCTGATACTTCTTGACCTGTAAATATACTTTTAGCCATTTTATACCTACCGATAGAATTTAGGAGTAAAGCCTAACCCTTCAGAAATATACCTAACTTCTTCTTGTTCAACAACAATAGGATCTTCTCCGTTAGCCACTCTTTGTTGAATCCTCGTTAACATATCTTGCATAAGTTTTCCGTACTGTTGCTTTTTGTCTTCAAACCCTATCATTGTCGCATCCAATCCTTGGTTTATCTGAGAACCAAGGTGCCTGTCAGCAAGTAAAGCCATGTCGCTAGACGCTGCAAGTATTCTTTCTTCTGCTTGAAGATACCTAGTTATTTCTTCTGTGCTGGCGTTTTCACTAGGAAAACCTTGAGAAAAGATACGAACGTCAGTATCAGAAGCAACGCCGGGAGGGAGGCTGTTGATTATGTCGGTGTTCCTAGTGCGTAAAAAAAGAGTTTTTGCCTCTTCTTCCTCATCCCTCTTTCCAGCAAGATCTAAAGCAGATGTTCTGATTTGACTAACTATACCTGTTGATTTATCAGGATTAGCTAAAAGCTGCTGCTGTAGCGCCCTGTTTCTAGACATAGCTACAGATGCTTTTGTTGATTCCTCTGTAATTTTATTGATACGTGTCTCTACAGGAGAAGATACGTTTCCACGAGAAACCGCTGACCCATCAGAGCGAGGAACAAGAAGCGAATAGTTTATAGACCCATCAGCCATTGTTGCATCTTGAATCGACTCGGGGGTATACTTACCGCCCTTAGCTAACTCAAAAGCCATGTTTTCTTTTGGTTTTTCTTCTTGTGGCTTAAAGGGCCGTTCAGCTATTGTTTTACCTGTAATAGGGTCTACCAAAGCAGCACCTGCGGAAAGTGTTACAGGCTTAGGTGCCTCTCTAGGACCAGCGACCTTATCTACGTACTCCTTAGGGTCCATAAGCCCACTACGGATAGCCTGAGCAGCCTCACGATCACCCCGTTGTAAGGCCATCTGTACCGCCCTAGACCTTTGAGCCTGAGCAGTAATCTCAGCACCGCCTTGTTCTAAAGAAGCTACCTGAGCCGTTCTTTTTTGAGTAGCAGCATCAGCAGCCTGCTTAAACAAGTTAGCTAAATCAGTTTTACCTTCACTTGCGTACTTCTGGTACAAAGCAGTAAGTTGCTCAGGGTTGTCTTTGTTCTGCTCAAGTAGCTTTTGAACTTCTGCAGCATCAGTTTGCTTTTGCTGTTTTTGAACACCAGAAGTCAACATACCGCCTATGTTTTGACCAAATTGAGCAATAGGAGCACCAATCTGCTGACCTGCCATCATACCGCCTCTAGCGAGCATGTTAGCTATGTTTTCCATTCCGTATGCCATTTCTTAGTTCTCCTTAATCAAACAAACCGCCAAGCCACTCTCCAAAGCTAGAAGCTAAGGGATCAGCAGCGGCTCCAACAAGACCACCTAAACCTCCAAGAAGTCCTCCATAAACACCCCCATAAAGATTAGCTAGACCTTGTTGTTGTCCTAATGCACCTTGCATATTAGCAATCTGAGTTTGTAGTCCGTACTCACCTTGCTGCCTACGCGCTACATCAGCCATAGATGCCACATTTAGACCGCCCTGTAGTGCGTTCAAGAGGTTAGCCTGAGGCGCATATCCTGCTTGCATAGCCGCAAGACCCATACCTTGTAGACCTTGTTGCAATCCTAGCTGACCTTGTAGCATTCCTTGGCCGCCTTGCATAGCAGCCAAAGCCTGCTGCTGTTGAGCAAGGTTCATACCCTGTCCACCTTGTAGGGCCTGCATAGCAGCCTGTTGTTGCGCTAGGTTCATACCTTGGCCCGATTGTAGTGCCTGTAGTGCCTGTGCTTGCTGTGCTGCTGTCAAAGCCTGACTCTGGCCTGTCAGTGAAGACCCTAGTCCAGCGTACTGTGCGCCTAAAGCGCCTTGCTGTGCCTGCTCTCGTTGCGCTTGTTGCATAGCGCCTAACATAGCTGTGTTCTGTGCTTCTGCTTGAGCTTTAGCCATCGCTAACTGCTCTGGCGTACCACCATATTGATTGGTTGTTACACCGCCTCGTCCCTGAGCAAACAGACGCTCCTCTAGGGCCATACGCTGACGTTCTTCTTCTGGCGTTTGAGCAGCCCTCATACGTTCGTATATGGCCTGTTCTCTAGCGCCTGTAGGCATACCAGCTTGAGTCATAAAATCAGACCCTAGTCCGTATGCTTGCTGTGCTGCTGCTTGAGTAGAGCCAAGACCATAAGGGGTTTGACCTAATGCTTGTTGTCCAAGCAGCATTGCATAAGTTCCCGGAGCTTGTCCTAGCTGATTTGCACCGTAATTGTACAAAGCAGAGCCGGGAGTTTGTCCGTAGGCTTGTTGACCAAGGTTTAATAGGTTCTGACCAGCAGTTCCTAGAGAAGCCCCTGCTGTAGGTACCTGACCAAGCATAGTGCCTGCTTGACCAAACAACTGATTTTGCAGAGCTTTCTGCTCAGGACTTAAGTTAAACGCAGTGCCTCCTGTAGCAGTGGTAGATACGCCACCCAAACCTGACGTAGTTACGCCAAAAGGCTGAAACGAAATATCAGGAGCAGTTACCTGAGGAAGTGGAGTGTTATATATGTTTGTTATTTCACTAGGAATAAGGCCTGTAGTAGCTCCTCCTAGTAAATCACTTAACCAACTCATTAGTACGTACCTCCATCAATAGTACCTGTTGACAGAGTTCCTGTAAACGTCAAGGCAGGTATTGTTACTGTTCCTGTAAACGTAGGAGATGATGTGTCAGCTTTAGTAGCAATCGCTGTGCTAATGTTATCAAATTCTGTTTCAAACTCAGAACCTCTAATGATTTTGCCTGCATCTCCAGAAGGCAAAGAATCTTTAGCAGCAAAGTCAACTAGTTTTGTATAATTACTCATACTGTTTTACCTATCAGTGCTAGTACGTTAATTTCTTGTAGTGATAAAGGAAACCCGTTTATATCTGTTTCAATACCTATGGTGATAATACTGCCGCTTCCTGTTGCATTTATAACTCTTCGGCCAGTCAATTCGCCACCTGTAAACTCAGCAACATTAAACTCATCTATGCCAAAAAATCCCGGCTGTTGATCACCTAAAGTAAACTCTTTAGATGTATACGCAGTATTAAGATCATAAGCCCATTTAACAAATACTGTTAAACTATTACCGCCAACAAGCGTGGGTCTAAGTTTTTTGAGTATTTTAATTTTAGAAGGGTCGCCAAATGTCAATCCGGGACTAAAGTATCTAAAACGATAACTAAATCCATTATCAGAATATCCTGAGTATTTACCTATTCCGTCTAAACTACCGACATACAATGTACCGTCAGTAGACCTTTCGTAAGACGCAAAAGGAGCAGATACCCAACGAGTTACTCTGTAGGCTCCATTTTCTAATCTGTTTTTTAAATCAAAACAGTAAGTAGTGTTGGTGTCTGGAAACGTCAGCAAATAAAATGTATTTTCAGGGCTATACACAGAAGACGTAGGAGCGTCCCTAGTTTGAATAGCTTGAATAAACTCGCTTTTAATATTTCCACTTAGGTCAGACAGAGGCATTGACTTTTCTTGTATAGTTCTGCCAAAGCTTCTTAAGCCTGATTGAGCAACAAACAAAACATCAGTACCTATGTGCTGTACTGAGTTACGACAAATGCAACCTACTCCTGCTACTGTATCTGCTAAAGACATAGTGGCTGGCGAACTAGCTCCTTGATACACTAAAATACTATGCTGACCAAATATAATTAGTAGATTATTATGAGCAGCTAACGCTTTGATTTCGTCGTAGCCGTCGGGCCATGCTTTAGATACATCAATAGAACCCGAAGAGCCTCCAGTAAAGTCTGTACCAATAAGTAAATCAGACCAGTAAATTATTTGCTTATTTGTACTGTTGTCAGCTACCCACATACGACCATAAGCAGCTAAAGCTTCGTTACAAAATAACTTAGTATCTGTAGTAGATCCGGTGTAAGAACCAAACGTTTCTAAGCCACCTGAGTTCGTGTAGATTAAAGGCTCTTGTCCTCTCTGGAAAAAATAAGCAGCGTTGTTAAAATTAAGCATTTTCCAGTTATTAGCATTAACAGTGTAGGCTACTGGGGTTTCATCAACAAGGGTTACGTCTCCAGACATTATCTTATTGTTGCCTACAGAGAACAGCTTAGTGTTGCCTGCGTCATCATAAAAATAATGTATCTTATGGATTCTATCTGAGCCTAGCTCTGTTTTATCTTCTGTTAGTACAAAGTTTCCTTTACGTGCAGCAATACGGCCACGCTTGTCAATTACTGCGTTATCAGCAACTTCAGCAAAAGAAGGGTCCTGCGCTAAAGGAGAATCTTCAGTGTTAATTCCTTTAAACGCAGGAGCTACTAAATTAATAC